TTTCTCTTCACGTTTCTCTTCACGTTTCTCTTCACGTTTCTCTTCACGTTTCTCTTCACGTTTCTCTTCACGCTTTTCTTCCTTTCTATCTTCCCGTTTTGTATAATCATTTTTACGTGTATAGTTATGAGCGGCTTTGATAATTGCATTTGATTTTGCATTGATAATTTCAGGAGGATCTGGTATTACATTCCATATAATCTTTGCATCTTCAATTAATGCAGGATATAATGATTCTAACAATTCACGTGTATTCATATCATGATAAAATCTAAAATTAATTAAAAAGTTTAATAGATTAATCGAATCTTTATTACATACATTATATCCATGTTCTTCTTTTATAAATGTTTGAAGTTCTTTTGGAACTTCTTTTTTTGTAATAATATTTCGAATTGCTGCCATAATTTTAATTAAAATTGTTTTCACTTGATTATGCGTATTTATTTTGGATCCAATAATAATCCATCGCTTTGTATCTTTTACAATCGCTTTTATAAAATGTTCAAAATCTAGAGAATCTCCATCATAATAAACAGTTTCATCGTTTAGTTTATCAAAAATACTTAACAAAATATCATCTTTTTTAATTTTAATAATAAGATAATCCTTTCTTGTACTCTTAATATTTTCATAAATTAGCGATACAGCATTATGTAATAATTTTACATAATCACTAATTTTACGAATAACAACCATCCCTACTTATACTTTTGTAAAAAGATCTAGAGAGGTTCCAAGACAATTTTTAATAGCATCTGCTTGAACAAACGCATCTGTCGAATACATAGATCCAGCTAAGGATCGATAGGATTGTTTCACACTACCCCATGGTTGTCCGACGACAGCAGAATTATCATTAGGGTAGGCTGCACCGGATGCTTGACATCCAGCTTCACGAAAGGCACGACCAAGACATTCGGGAGCAAATGGTCCTAATGCATTTTCTCCCACATCGCAAAGATTCACATCCGTTCCTCCTACTGATAAATAGCGCGCTGCTTGTTGAATTTGTGTGGATCGACCACTGACGGCAGCATTTCCAATCGTACCATATGCATTTAATGCAGTGCTAACACTTACATTCCCTCCTCCCCATAATTCAGGAGTAATAACTATAAGATTGGCTTTGGCTAACACATCCATTGCTACGCGATCACTCTCCGTTGGAGATGATCCACGCGCAATCATTTGGTATAAGGACCCTGTCGGAGTAAATCCACGTGCTTTTGCAAGGGCTAATAAACATTCACGGGTCAGTCTTCCATCACGAGGTGCACAGATTGACACAGCGGCAGGAGATGTACGTTCTCCAACTACATTTCCATTGTTGTCCAAGATTGGTTCCGAAGGAGGAGCAGGAGGTACAGGACAGGATCCGCTTGTAAACGGTCTTGTACTGCAAGATCCTTGATCATCTGTTGGATATTTGACGGTTCCATCAGGATTGATAGGAATAGCATGTCCTTGCGAGTCACACCAACCACACTCGGAGGTGACAGCTTCACACAGCGTAATTCGTTTACACAATTTAATATCTTCCATACGAGCAGCATCATCTAAGTTCCAAAACCATTGACCAGTTGGATATTTCTGAGGAATGGTACGATCGGTTGGTCCTGTAATGGTTCCAAGAGTTCCAATACTAATTCCATCAGGTATAAACCACCACCCACATCCAGATTTAGCAGCGGCTGCACGGGTGAGCTGTCGGGGATGACGTGCTAATCGACAGGTCATTTCATCCTTGGATCGAAGTTTAAGTAATGGATCCACTTGAAATCGTTTCTTATAATCAATTACAGTTCCATCTGCTGTGTTTAATGCTTGATTCACTCCACTTATATTCAAACCGGGATCTACATATATACTATGAGAAGGAGGTTGATTCTGTTGCTCTTGTATAAAAGCAGTTTGCTCTGCAGATGTAAAGTGTTCCACAATGGGGTTGGATGTTAGAAACACCAATACAAGTAATACAACCATTAAACATCCAATCCAATACTTCATGGTTCCCTATTAAAGAGTTTGATATGTTAAATTTTGAACAGAGACATTAGCAGGTACATACCAAGGATCTCCTCCATAGAGAAAGGCAGTTCCAGACGGTCGAACTGTTGGTTGTTGTAGTGTTATAGTTTTTCCATCAATAGATAGACTTACAGTAGAATTGATACATTCAAGAATAATGTTGGAGGTTTTTCCAATCGCACATCCAGGGATGTTATCTAATCCCCAGTTTCCATCTGTGTTATCTCCAATACGAACGTGTAGATTGACAGTTCCTGGATTAAACCAAACTCCTGGAACACGATCTCCTGGATTACAGCAATCATAATTAGTAATTGTAAAGTGAACAATAGATGCCCAGGATTCTACAATTCCACGGGGAGTAAGATCAAAGGTGAGACGATAATTAAGTCCTACCGGTAGTAATCCCAGTAAGTTGGAGGGTGAGGGAGTATAGGATAGCGGAAATCTAGGAGGAGCCGGTGGATCCTTGATATAAAAAGTAGCATCATTCTGAAAAAGTGTACTTTCATCATACGGATCTAAAAAGAATCCAAACCCACGATGCCGTAAATATCGATCGGGAAAGTTATAGGATTTGAAGCTAATTCCTTTAGGATCTGCAAGACCTTTTACTGGATAAAAAGAGGAATCTTGTTTTTGAAGATCTGAGGAGTCTACTGTATTTGTATAAAGAACAAAGTTGGAATGACGGAAGACTAAATTTGGCTGTCCAACGGGACCAAAGGATATAGTTCCTTTAATAATTCCAGGACGAATGGAAAGAATGGACGGTCCTTCTTCTAATCGAACTTGTTCGTTTAATCTCTTGGATATGATATGTCGTATTGGAAAGTTTTTGGATTGAAACATAACAGTATTTGATTTGAATAAAGTAGCAGGCGTAATTCCAAAACAAGCCATTAATGTATCTTGTGATCCATCCTTGTTAGCAGTTTGAAAGATGCGATTAAATAATCCTTGAATTCCACCAATGGATCCATCGGTAGCGGAACTAATTCTCTGAACTGCTGTTGAATCTACACGTCCATTTTTGATTGGTGCAATAGTTCCATTAGGGGTGCAGGTACGAAAGGGGGTGTTTGTTTTTTGAGCTGTGGTAGCTCCATATTCCCCTTTTCGAATTCCACTGTATCGATCTCCAATGGATACATAGGTTGGATTCAAGGAAGAGGGAACACTTCCCTCAAAGCCTTCTTTTCCTGCATTGCGATACAAGTAATCCATGCATTCAGGAGTAATAGGAGCTTCTTTAGGAACTAATCCAATGGTTCCATCATTTCCTGCAACAATTTCCTCACAAGGACTAGCAATCTCAAATCCAAAGAGTTTCATGGCAGCAGCATTGACAACTGTTCGTGTAGCAACCGCTCCATTTGTAGTCATTCCAGTGGTAGCAATTCCATACAATTCATTCACATAATTGGAAATGGAATCTTGCAATCCTTGTGCTTGAAGCTCTTGAATTGCAGCAGTACCCCCAATGGTAGGAGAAAGGGTTCCTTTTGCAGCATCCCCTCCTGCTGCAGTAAATAGTGATAATAAGCATTGTGCTGTGTAGGGAGGAGTCGTACAGGGAGAGACTTTTCCAGCGGAAAGGGAACTTCGTTGAGAAAGAAGCGGTTTTCCAACTGTTAATACAGTATCTTCATCATAGACAGGAGGAAGAAAGGTAGCAGGAACTTTGCAACGAAATACTGCGGTTTGACCAGTTCCTGACCAGATCCAATATTGATTGGATAAAAATTTTGGAAAGTCATTGGGACGAGGAGCTGAAATTAATCCACTGCTAGCAAAACTTCCCAATCGTTTGGTATCAGAGGAAATTGTTCCTTCAAACGGGATTGCTGTTTTATGCGCATTTACAGGATCATATGTATGTTCCCATTGAGCAATGATTGCACGAACACCTCGTTGAATACGCCCAAACCGAGACTCACGTGCAGATGGCTGGTCTGTAAAGGTATACACCTTCGTATTAGTAGCACTATAATCATCATTCACGGATGGTTTGATTCCATAACAAGTTGCCACACGAAAATCAGAATCGGTTCCATATATATTGGTTCCTTTTGCACCACATCCAGGTCGTTCCACTTGAATAGGAAAGCGAGGAGGACCATCACTGACGTGACCGCTAGCACACCAATCCGCTCCTGCTCCCTGTGCATCTTCCACTTGTGCAATGGTAGCAAGTTGTGCTCCTAATGATTGACACATCATTGTAGCTGTATTTTGTGTAAAAGAGTATCTAGGACGACCAATTGCATAGACTTCAGGTTGTCCCTTGGTATGCGTAGCAAACTCTTGCACCACATTTACTTCTAATGAATCTCCTTCTACCACAGGTTCCCAACTTGTTAACAAGACTTCTTTAGCATCATTCACTTCTGCACCACCAATCTGTTTTCCACGAGATCCATTAGATCCCACACGATAAAGGACAATGGTGGTTGCCCCTGTTCCACTTGGTACAATAAATCGAAGATTTATTAAAAAAGATCGGTTCTTGGAATCATAGACAAACGGTCCACCAGGAGTTGCTTCAGCACATTTGGCATCAACAATGGGAGCAGACGGTCCACTCCATCCACCGGCAAGACCTGCTTCAGAGCATTGCATACGATTCACACCTTTTTCACAGGAGGCACGGTCTAGAAAGAAATATCCTGGTGGACAAGCACCTACCGTTGGTTGTGGATCTGTTTTCATAACGGATGTTGTTTGACGACCATCTGCATCAATATATAATCCTCCTACCCACTTGCCGGGAGTTGTATCAGTTGATTTAGTACCAGTCTTGATACACACACCACAACTACTTGCAAATGCTGGATCATCAAGCATTGCACAGGTTCCAACCCCACGTTGCTTTTCACAAACAGCCGCTTGTGCAGCAATTGCATTTCGAGCAGGAAGTGCTGCAGAATTAGGAACCACTTGAATCGTTGTATTTGTAATACTACTACCTCCATTTACAGTCATAGGTGTGTTCATTGCAGCTTGTAATTGTGCATTAATCCTTACTGCAGCTGGATCATCCACAGGAACAACGCGATTTACAGAATTAATAGATTGTGTGGCAGCTAACGAATTGTAACGATTATCAAAACTTTCTGTACGTTCTGTAGAGCCATACCAGGTATTTTGTTCATATCGATGTTGCACAATTGGTATAGAAATAGCTAGCGTAACAGCTAAAATAGCTAATACGACGACTACAATAATTATATGCGCTTGCATATTCCCTATTCTTACATCACATTATCGGGACGAATGTTGGAAGCGGAATCCATTTCACGCGTAATAATACGGAACACCATGTGCACTTGACGGTTCACATTAATCATGCGAGCACTGGTTTGTACAAGTGCTTTCAATACATCTCCAAGAGCTGTATCATTGCTAGCTCCTCCAAAGGGGTCTCGTGCTACTGATCCAGTAGCAGGATCCATAAATCGGGATCGTATAATCACATAATTGGCATATCCTTGTGCATTGGCACCATCACTAATGGTTCCTCCTGTATTGGATGCAATTCCAACAATTACATGACCTGTAGATTGATTGATAAACGTAGTAAAATCATTGGCAACAGCAGATGTTGCACCTGTTGCAACAACATTTTGAATATAGATACGATCATCTTCTCCAAAGGACGATTGTAGAAAATAGGTGCTTGTTTGAAGAAATATATAGTTATTTCCTGAAATATTATAGACACTGTTATTAGTAATTCCACCTGGAACATTATTACTCAAAAAGAGACCGGATAGATCAACGGCATCGTTGGAAGGGGAGATCAGATCCATAGAAGGGCGTTCCAAGCGGATGGATAGTTTTTGAAGAGATCCAAGGGGAGTAGGTTCATACACCCGTTGGCATTTCAAAAACTTGGGGATCATATTTGTATAGGCAGATCGATTGGTATTACTAGAAGCATTATCTGCCATCCAGGTTGAATCATAGTGAATCATGGCAAACGTATTGTTATCTTGATCGGGATTGGTACTGAATCCATTGGTGTTGAGTTCTGCAATACGAACTGCCACATAGGGAAAGGAGAAGACATTGTAAATGCGAGATGTATCATAGGTAGGAGAACCACTACTACCGGTATTGCGAACAATGGCTTCTAATCCTTCAGTAGGTACAATTGTTTTCACAAATTCAATACGAACAATATTTCGAAATCGCTGATGAATGGCAGGACTCAATCCATATCCAGAACGAGTGTTGCCTGGATTAAACTTGATGGAAAAATTGTAACGATTTTCTCCATTGTTGCGGCTCCAATCGCGATCCAAGGAACTGAGAAAGATATTGGTCTCTTTTTCAACGTATTTTACAACCGGTTCTTGTGGAATTACATAATCTTGTTGACGAAGTCCAAGACTGGGGGGAGACGGAGTCGGCTGGGGAGGTATAATTGGATCCACTGCAGCAGTAGGAGGTTCTTCACGAATCACTAATTTAGGAGGAACTGCCACAGGAGGCGTGGTAATTCCTAAGGCTGCAGCTTCCTCTTCTCGCTGTTTTTGAATCTTTTGCATCAAGGTGACTGGATCTTCCGCAATTTCCAATGTATCTTGAGGAAGACTAAAGGATGGAGTTGCAATTGCGGCACGATCTGCCGCAATCGTATTAAATCGGTTTTCCATTGTATCAAAGATACGGTTAACATCCGCTCGTTCCGCAAATTCAGGAAGGGATTTACTGGCAGCAGCAGCAGCAATGACTGCTTCTTGCGGATTACGAAGACCGCCTCGTTTTTGTGGCATTCCTGATGGAACTATTTCACTCTTCTTAATCCAACCATCCATACTGACAGTGGTCTCTCGAACTACTTCTTGATTCAATCCGGTAAGAGATTTGGAGGTTCCTTGCGCTCGTGCCACCTCATTCATATAATGTTGCACCGTTTTCTGCAAGCGTGTATCTGTTTTCTCATTAATCGCAGTCACTCCTGTTTGACGAGCGTAATGCTGGCGAAGAATTCCAACCACACGACCATAATTGGCATTACTTAGAAAGTCAGAACCGGAATTGCTCATTCTATTCCTTCTGTCTGAAAAAGATAGATCTCTTACACGCACACATTCTTGATCACTTCCGTTGTGCTTTCACTCGCAAATAACATCTTTCGAAACTTTATCATAGTATCATCATCAATTGCATTTTCACATACTTCCACAAATGATTTTCCTTTCAGTAGACATAAAATACAATAGAGACAGTATGTACCACATTCGGATTCTTTTCGTTGGAAGCGGATATCATTGTATAAGAGAGTGGTACAGCCTTGTTTTCCACACTCTTTCATAAAATTAGCAATGCGAGTGGGTGGACGCATTCCATAGGAATCAAAGTAATACATGGCACCTGCGTGATTATCTCCCGGAACATCAATATACGCACACATCCAATGAGATCCGGGTTGATCATGTTCATCTAAATTAAATACAATTCCAATCTTTCGAGTTCCTTTTGCATATGCATCTGCAAGATTGAGTTTACAAAGTTTGTCTTCTACACACGTCCCACCTCCTAGATCTTTTGCAAAATCAATAGGAACAGGTCCAATAAATTCAAACTCTGGATGCGCCTCTTCATACTGATTTAACACATCTTCAATGTTAAAGGAATCTAACCATTCGCGTGGATTCTTCTTCCAGGCAGCTGGCATCTCAGGACGAAAAAAATGTAATAGTTTTTTCTTTTCTGAGGAGTCTAGAGGTGCCTTTTTGACCCATTGAAATTCATTCTTTGGTCCTCCTCCTACTCGTGAGCGTCGTTTTGTCTTTCGATATGCTTTATTAATTTGTGTGTGTGCAGCCTTTGATAGGCATGATTCACCAATTTGTTTATGAAGAGCGGGAGCACATTGGGACGCCATTCTAACAAGGTATGGTAAATCACAGAGCGATTTATCATACCCTGTTAGAATAGAATGGGCTCTGAATTTAAAGATACTTATTTCCGAAATATGTTTATACCCATTATATTTATTGTACTCGTATTCACATTTGCATTTATTGTAATAACCGTTCCAATTGATCTTTCTGAATATACAGCATCTGCTGCAAATTCAGCATCCTTTCTTTTTAAAGGATAATGTCTTTTCAGATTTTAATAATAGAAAGGAAGATATCTTCCCTTCTATTATTAGAATGGCATCATCTTTGTATATATTAGCATTTCCATTTGCATTTGCTATAGGAATTATCTCCTATCTATTAACAACTGCAAAACAACCATCAACAAATCAATTGTATAAAACTACATCCTCTCTTCTTTTAACGTATTCAATTGGAGGTTCTATACTGATGTATGGTATGATGCTTTATTATTTTTCAGCATTTTATGAATATGCACCTATTTTTTTAATATTATTTAATACATTTTTACTTCTTTTATCTTCCTGGTCTTTGTTTGCAAATCCATTGCGTGTAGAAGCTCGTAAGAACGGAGACTCCGGTCTCCGTGCATCCGATCCTCCCTTTATATCCATCGTATTATCCTCAATTGTAATTCTTGGAATAATCCTATTTATACTTTTACGATATAGAAATATATCACAACATTTATCGATTCTTGTTCTTATGAATCTACTCTTAATTCCCTTTTTCTTTCTTACATCAGGAGCTATTAATTCCTATGCACTAAATAATTTTACATATAATTTTTAATATGACCTAATAGAATGAGTGATATACAATTAGATTATAGTATATATGTTCCAATTGTAATTATCATACTAACACTCTTTATTACATTAACGTATGCAATTATTCCCACAGAGAGTACGGAAGAAAATCGACCTCTCTTATATGCTCTAAGCATTATTAATTTATTATTTTCAGTTACACTCCTTTTTTTACTTTATTTATATAATCGGGCTATAAAAGGAAATATTATACATATATCATTAATATTTACATTTTTAATTGCTCTTCCGATTACCCTGTATAATATTGGTGTAACATCTCTTTTGTATAGCAATACTTAAACTTGATTGCTATACGTTATTCAAATGACATCGTTGTCAATTCCGTGGGTGTTTGTAGGACCGGCAGGAAGTGGAAAACTTCAATTAGCTCGTTCCAAAATTGAAGAGGCATATAAGTGCAAACTTACCTTTGAAACGCGCGTGTTTACTGTAGCAGATGATTATACGGTGTATGTTACCGCTAGTCCTCATCATTTTGAAATTGATATTCCAAACCTGAGTATGCAAGATAAACAGATTATGGGGGAACTCTTAACAATTTTTTTTAATGCAGGAGATGTATTAAATAGTATGAAACTAGGAGGAAGAAAATTAGTGATTTTACGACGAGCGCATGCATTATCCTTGCCGGCAGCAATTCGAGTTCGCGCCATTTTACAACAATATGTTCTTCCTGCAAATGGAACGGGTATGGTATGGATGACAGCACGAGAAATGAGTGGATCCTTATCTATTTTAGAAGATGCCTTTGTACGTATTCGTATTCCACGCATCTCTTTTTCCACCTGGATTAGCACTGTAGATCCGGTATTTCAAACAAAGGAAGCCTATGAACGATTAGAAGGGCGCATTGAACGTGCTCAGAAAATGAAGATGTATGCATGTACTAGCTTTCCACGTCGTATTTCTGATTATTATGATGAACTGGTGGAAGCAATTATACAGGGAGCTAATACAAAAAAAGAGGGATCCATTTCCATTGTCTTATGGATTCGTGCACGTGTGTACGATGTGTTAGCATTTTGTCAAAATGGTCCTGATATTATTGATTCCGTAGCAGCTGCTTTAGTGCGTAATCAATCATTATTAGAACCTGATCAGTTTTGGAAAGGAATGAAAGTATTAGCTGCATCAGAACCTCATACATCCTATCGAACTCCTCTTGCCTTAGAATTTGCTTTTTTAGAATTGTTTGAAGCCATACGAATATCAAGAAAAACACCTTCCATAATAAGGAATGTGGAATCTGTGGAGAAAGAATTGTCCACGCCAAGCCGTACCCTTACTATCCATCCTGCATCCACGCCGCTTACATCCAAGCGAGATGGACGTAGCAAAGGAAGCAAGTCATAATGATTGGGATGGGGGAGCCGTTAATACAGCTCTTTCTACGTTACCAGCGCATGCCTATGATGGACATGGATATACTATTTTGATTTGGGGTGATGCACCAACAATAGTTCCACAACAAGCGATTCAGATGTTAACATGGTTAGGAGCACCAAGTGGATTTCAAGTCTATTTATTTTGGAGAGATGATCCAAGGGATGCAGATGCAGATGAACCATTGAGTCCTGAAAATGTAAATGGTGGATTTGCAGTACCAGGAATATCCAAAGTATATGTTTATCGATCCGAAGAGTGGGATCGTGTTATGCTGCATGAATGTATTCATGCATTGGAATGGGACTGGCCTAACTTTCCCGTTCAATCCTGCTGGGATCTTCCGTCTTCTTCTAAACTCATGCCAACCTTGTTTGAAGCTTGGACCGAACTCTTTGCAGAATGGTTGTGGTGTTTATGGTATGCACCCCCCGACGATATGAGTGGTCATACCTGGAAACAGCAACGTTATTGGCAAGATCAGCAGGCAATTCATGTATTAGCCCGTTATAAAGGAGTTTGGAAGGAAACAACCAATGTGTTTGCCTATTATGTACTCAAAGCAGCGCTTGCCCCTCATATGGATCTTCTTCTCTTGTTAGGAAATGAAGTGAATCAATTGGAGATTTGTGACTTGGCTGGGAAAGGGATTCGAGACTTGCGACGCCGTGCCAAACATGTTAAACCTTCTCCTCTTACGTTACGTATGACAAATCCAACTATTCACAAATAATAAAATGAACATCTTTTGTTTTTGTATCTATGGTACAAATGCAAAATATACCCAAGGATTGATAGAAAATCTAAAAAATATTCAACAATTCTTTCCAACCTTTCACACCCTGATTCATTATGCAACCGATGTACCTGAATCCTATCTCACTCAGTATCGATCCTTTCCCAATACAACTCTAGAATTGATCACTGCAGAGATACCCATGATGTCTCGTATATTATGTTGGACGCCGAACAATACCTATTTCATGCGCGATGCCGATAGTCGCGTCACAGTACGCGATGCTGCCTGCATTAACGCCTTTCTAGAATCAAAGAAACAAGCGCATGTCATACGCGATCATTACTATCATAAAACAAGGATTATGGGTGGAACCTTTGGGATTCGTGTTCCTGACTGGGACATTCAAGCCATGTGGGATGCATGGAAACAACCAGGTCTTCCCTTATATGGCACGGATGAGAAGTTTTTACAAGAAGTCATCTATCCACGTATTAAACACAATATGCTCCTTCATACCAATATCGTAGCCTATTATGATGAAACACCGACCTTAATCCCTGTGGAACAAACATCTGATACCGATTTTATAGGGAATGTTTACAATCCACTTCCTGAATTCGGTTACAAACAGTACATCACATCTGAACACATTCAATTCTTGTATAGCCAGAATCAACATACTCTTTTAGCCTATATTAGCAAAACCTTTCCCTTTGATACAATCCCTTGGGAGAAGCAATATGTATTGATTGAAATGTTTTATATTGCCAATTATTATACGCATCATTACCAAGAGTGTCAGAAATGGTTAGCCAAGTATCGATTTCATCCTGTAAGTGAACACACCATCTTTAATTCTTCCTTTTTGATTTCACAGTTGAAGAAAACAATTGTAGCAAGTTTTGATCCCAGCCGAGTTCCAACCGAAGATGAAATCGTCATTCAATATGGTGAATATCCGCATACAGTGGATTGTCTCCCTCACAGCAGTATCTGTTATCGTCATCCGTCGTATTTCCATCAAATAAAACATGACAAGATTGAATATCATTTATGTTGGGAGCCAATAGACCAGATCTATATCTTGAATTTGGAATCACGGAAGGATCGGTATATGCATATGTTGGTAGAATTATGCCGTATGCAAGCTCCGTTACACCGTATCCATCATTATAAAGCTAAAAAAGGATCTGAAGGTCCTTACATTGGAGCAACGCAAAACCACTTAGATGTCACCACTCATTTTATAAAACATAATTATAAACATTGTTTGGTGTTGGAGGATGATTTTATGTTTCATTCTAATTTAAAAAAGTGTCAAACACAGTTGCAAACTTTCTTTGAACGAAACTATGACTATCAAATCTGTTTCTTAGCATATTCCAAATATGGTAAGATCGTATCACATGATGATCTACTGGCACGATCGTATCAACCTTGCACCACTAGTTCAGCATATCTTCTTAACAGTAAAACAGCAACAACCATACAAGAATGTTTTCAAACGGGGGTTGATGAAATGAAAAAAGGACAACCGTCTACAGTCTATTGCTGTGATCGGTATTGGGCGAAGCTACAATCAGAACCAGGCTTTTTTGTCTTTGCAGACAAATTAGGCTATCAACGGATTACTCATAGTGATATTACAAATAGCGTGAATTATAATTTTGATTAAATAATCTAGAGTGATAAATCAATCTAGATTAAAATTGGAAGGAATTTTAATCTAGAGTGATAAATCACTCTAGATTAAAATTGATAAACACATAAACACATTGTAAAATATATTAATACATTACAATGGGGATTCGAGGATTAAAACAATGGTTAGAGCGTCAATCATCTCCTGTCACACCTGATTGGACACGCTTTGAACAAACAACCATAGGAATTGATTTATTACCCTTTCTGTACAATGCAAAAAAGAAATCAAAGTGTATCATTACAAGAGTCGCTGAAATAATCAATATGCTTCGAAGCAAACAAATAGAACCGATTGTATTCTTTGATGGAAAACCTCCCTCTGAAAAGAAAGACGTAGTCAAAGAACGATTTGATGGACGAAAACAGATTGAAGTCTTAACCCAAGAATTGGAAACAGGTCCAGATCGTGTGACGGTGGAAGAAGAATTAAAACGATTGCAAGCAATTCATCCAACGGTGAGTTATACAGAACGAGATCTTGTTAAAAAGTTTCTTTACACCATGGGTGTTCGCTATGTGAATGCCACCGGTGAAGCAGATTCTATCTTAGCATATTGGTCGCGAACAAATGTATTATCTGCAGTCATTAGTCCTGATATGGATATGCTTCCCCGTGGAATCAATCATTTAATTATGCCAAATGAGAAAGAGGAGTGGGTACTATACAATCTTCCTACAATCTTGAGTGATATATCTCTTTCCTTAGAACAATTTCAAATCATGTGTGTACTGATGGGAACTGATTATACAAAACATGTACGACCAATACATGTTCGTACTGCGTATAGTTTAGTAAAAAATCCAATTCATACCTTACGAGATATATGGAGAGGATCAGATCTTCCCTTGTTAGAACGTGCTAAAACATTATTAGAAGGAACCGAAGATACATTACAATCACTCTTAAGTGAAAAGGAACGAACACGGTGGTTAGCTGATTCTCCCTCTGTTGAACCTGAGGAATTTGAAGTGTTTCAACATACCTACTTTCCATCCACATGTATGACTTATCTTCAAAGACCGGTTAGAGAGGCAATTACAGGACTTACATGAGAGGCATTCATAACACGCCAAAAGGTAGCAATACTCAAGATAAAGAGAATTAGAAATAGAATTGCTGATAGTAAAATATATGGAAAGACACGTTGTATGATACTACTTACAATAGGATCTAATACAGTTTGTATTTGATCCTTGATTTTCGGCGATCGAATCATATGAAACAATTTTTCACCCAGATGTGTTGCCATATCCATATTGGCTTCCATGTAACGGTCACGTGATGCACTCATTATTCTTTTACCGCGGAGTTTTTTTCATCCTTTGACCGAAGGAAGAACTAGAATGGACTTCGGATCTCCTGTACGACACAAAGAACAAGATACTATATGGTTTCGTGTTCCTCTTATAAATCCGTATACCGTAGACACAAGTCCAAAAGGGGTTGCAGATGCCCGGACTTGTATGCTACAAACGCTTCTCCGATCGAAGGGATTGTTTTCCACAATACCAACCTTGCAACAATTGGGAATCTTAGCACCGGTTTGGCAACTTCCGGATTCACCGGTTGCTTTACACACATCCGGCTCAACATGGAGCAAGTCTCTTCGTTGGGAGTCCTCCACACCTAGCAATCCTAGTATCATCCACGTCATTGCTGTCTGGATTTCCCGGTCGTTGATTGTTCCTGAACTGCGAGGTACTGCTGGATTCATTGACTTAGATCTTTCCCATCCGGAGTTGGAGGAAGTTAATGAAATTGAATCCAGTGAAGGAATGGTCCATTTACGATCTTTGGATCTGGTTCGCCAGAAGGCAAATGAGACTGTGAATCACTTGTGGAAACTTGCCCGAACTGCCACGGAGGAGGCAGAAGCAGCAGAAGAAGCTTTTTTTCAAAAATATGGAGAATCCTTTTCCGAGGATTCAGATTCCGACGATTCCAACTAAAAAATAACCCCGTGACAGGTAGTAAAGACATGGCTGATACGCAAACTCTCGTGATGGGCGTCCTTATCGTTGCAATTGCAGTGGGTGTTTTATATCTAGTAGATCCTAGTTTGGGTGGTGCTCTTCCCGCACTGAAGCGTGCAATTGGACTGGAAGGGTTTACAAATCATGAAGAAGATAAGGAGAACAAAATAACTCCTGGTGCCAATCCTACCAATGGTCAAGCCTCTGAAGGGACTGGTCCCTCACTTGCAGCCGCTGTGAATGGTGCTCCCAGTGTGATTGGTGGAAATAGCTCCTCTGGTCTTCCTTCCACCAGTGGTGCTCAGGTAGGTAATTCCATGCTAGCCTCTGTTCCTACTATGCCAGCAGTCCCTTCCGGTGGTTCTGCATCCCGTTCTTCAGTTCCTACTGCAGAAGGATTCATGAATCTCAGCCCCTCTCCTATGCCATTTCCTGGTGGTGCTCCTCCTAGCGATTGCTACCCTACCAATCAGCTGAAGGCACAGGAACTTCTTCCAAAGGATCCTAACTCCAAGTGGGCAGCCGTCAATCCTATGGGATCTGGTGATATTAGCGGCAAGAACTTCTTGAGTGCTGGCGCGTTGATCGGTGTGAATACTGTGGGACAGTCGCTCCGCAATGCTAACCACGACCTTCGTTCAGATCCTCCTAACCCTCAGGTGATTGTAAGTCCTTGGTTAAATACGACAATAAGCCCTGATTTGGGGCGAAGACCCCTTGAGTAAATATTTTTATGATATAAAATTTGTAACTTTATAAAAGTTTAAACTATATTTTACAGTATAAACTTTTAACTATTTTAAAAACTGTCTAAAAAATGGATTTTAATAAATATATAACAAAGTATATTTTTTCTTTATCATTGTTAGAATAATGACCAGCTATATTCGTGAAGTGTTTACTTTGTCGGCACATCAGAAGCCGACCGTGGGGGATACCAAGTTTTCGGTCGTTCCGACCGACCACATGGGATGGTTGCAGTGTGATGGTCGATCATTGTCAGTTAGTTCCTACGTTTTTTTATATAATGTGATTGGATATTCCTATGGCGGCTCTGGAGCAACCTCCACGTTTAATTTGCCAAACTCGGCAGGGCGCGTTCCGGCTGCTACTGGAACAGGCACCGATGCCAATGCTAGTACCTTTCGTGTTGCCTTGGGAAGTACCATTGGTGAATACGTGCATCAATTGAGCATTGCAGAAATGCCAAGCCACAATCACGGTGTGGCTGGAGGTGGGCAAGGTGCATCCAATAATTCCACCAGTTTGGTAAGTACAGGAATTTCAATATTAAATTCTACAACACAGATTACTGCGTCTCAGGCTGCGCATAGCCATTCTGCACCAAACACGGCTCTTACAGGCGGAACCGCTGGATTTGTTCCAGGGACAGGCGCAGGCTCTGGAACTACAAATACTGCGCAACCGGCAATCACAATCACAGATCCAGGACACACACATAATATTAATGATCCTACCCACTCGCACGTCTTGAATCCTGCTGGTGGTGATAAAGCGCATAACAATGTACAACCCACGATTGGTATGGGTAATATGTTTATTTATAGTGGAAAGGTGAATCTTGGATCCTTTCCTTATACAACTGGTACCTTACTCTTTTAAGAAAGACCTATAACTATAATAGGGAATGGAAGGATTCCTATTTTACAAAGATATTATCGTACCGATAATATCTTTGTAAAATAGGAATGGAATGGATCTTTGTAGGAGGCTTAGCTGCTGCAGGACTCGGCGCAATGATGTATAAACAATCAGCCTATCCTATGTCTTACGTCAAAAGTACGGTCGATAATGAACGATATTTAGTCAGAAACTTGGAGGACAAGCAAGAAGCAGCTGACCGGTTGGCACGAGTCCGAGATCGTCTGGTCCGTCTTCGCACGGCGTTGGAACAGAAACACCCTGATAAACCCTTTGTAAAACATGTCTTGAAGAATTGTGATTTAACGGCGGATCGCTTTAGTGAAAGTACTCCCGATGCCTCCTTCACCTCCTATTCCGTGAATAAGGGGGAAAAGGTATACATGTGTTTACGCCAACGAGACAAAGAAGAACGCTTGGTGAATGAGAATGTCTTAATCTTTGTTGGATTGCATGAGATGTCTCATATTGGAACAAGCAGTATTGGACATACACCAGAGTTTTGGAATAACTTTGCATGGGTGTTACAACAAGCAGAAGCCATGAACTTATATCAATATCAAGATTTTGCAGCACACCCGGTAGAATACTGCGGGGTCAAGATTACCGATTCCCCCAAATATAAGGAAGGAATGAAAGATGATATAAGTTCCTAGAAGTAGAAGTAGATGGAGATCTTGAATCCTACCCCTGTGAGTACTTTCTTGAATGAACTACAGATTGTAGATCATTCAGCAGATATAACCTATACGTTAGAGGTTGCTCCCTTTGAATCAATTCAATCAATCAAGCAAAAAATTACACTTCATATAAAAGATACTATTGCTTATTTGCCTAATTATCAATTTCTAGCAATTAAAAATGATGACAATACATACACTCCAATTGAATTTCAATATGTGGAAGAGTTTACAAAACCAAATAAACTTCCAGATCCACTGACACATCCACCCCCTGATCGACGCTTTGTGACAGAAGAGGGAGCCGAACTACCACTTTCACGTGCTACATATCCAGGATTGACCTTTGAACAGATTCCCTTTCAGGGAGAACCAACAATTCATATATGGACCTTACGAAGTTTGGCAGCTATTGCCGTTCCAACGGATATACAACAGTTTATTGGATTTTTTCAAGTTTATTTTCCAGCAATTACTCAACCAAATCAAGTGGAGGAAACACTGTATACATCAATGACAAAAGATATGAATGATACATTTATACGATTACAAGAGTATCAAAAACATACAAATGAATTACTCAATCATATAGATGATCTTCTTTCATATGAAGATATTTTCTATAATATTGATAATATTCAATTAAATCATATTCTAAAATTTCATGCAACACTTCCTCCACTAGTATCTGTACAAACAGAAGGATTAGATATTGTATTTCATACAATGAAGGGATCTAAATATCTTCCCTTTATACGATATTTTCCTCAACGTGGATCACCGATTTTAAAATTTGCAATGGGATTAAGCGGAATTCCATTAATTTCAAATGCACAAATTCTAAAACTGTTTACAATGGATCTACCCGATGTGGAACAGGGAGCTGTTCTGATGATTAAAACACCAATTGAAGAACAAGATGTACGTATTGTACAAAAAGGATATGCATGGACTCTATTAATTTATACTGATGGACGTGCAGAAATCAGGTTAGATGCGCTTAGAAGTAATGAACCAATTACATACAATCTTCTTGCACAAGCATTTCAGTTATTACCATCTATTTTATCTGCAGCAGGATGGGTGATGGATGCTCCTTTAACACTTTCATCTTTTTCAGGTCTTTATGAAATAAATTTTGATTCAAAAATAACAATTAGTCATAAAGAATTACAAAAACGTGTGAAAGAATATACTCCTCTTTTTTATGAAGAGTCAATCCCTCATATGAAAGTAAATGGCATCTCTCTTCGATCTCGTCTTGGAACATTTCCTCCTCAAGAAGATCCAATTCAAAGATCGATTCATTTGTATCATCTTCATAAACTAACAGAAGCAAAACAAATAGGTCCTCTTTTAATCAAAGAGTTTGGTATCACTCCAAAACAAGTTGAAAGCGCAATTAAATTATTTGTACGTCGAAATCAAGAAAAGATTGATATATATGGTGAAGCAAAACTGATACCCTCTTCTGAATTAGGAGGAACATTATTCATTGAAAATCAATCTCCACGCTTTCTATTTAAATTTGAACATGTAACATCTTTTAAAGAGTTGCAACGAATCATTACAATTGCAAATCTTATCATTATACCAGAAAAAAGATTAGAGTTAATTGTAAAGAAAAAATTATCTGAACACCCAAAGGAATCAAAGGAACCAAAAGAGGGGCACTTTGGAAAACCATCTGCAACACTGTCTATTGAAGAGAATGATGAAAATGATGCATTTGCCGCATTATATGAAGAAAAAGAAGAAACTATTCCTACAAAGAAAGAAAACTATGATTATGTAAATTATTTATTAAAAGCAGATTTTAATTTATTTAAATTTACAGCATCCAAAACGCATCAAATTAAAGCATATACAACAAGTTGTCAACGAGCACAACATCGTCAGCCATATGTTGTATCACCAAATAAATACAAGGATATTAAATTAAAATATGAAGGAAAACCGGTTAATATATTGGAATATCCACTATCCGAATATAATGCAAAAGTAGTTGCATTTGTGACGAGTACAGCTCAGGAACGAAGAAAGGATTCCTCTAAAACAAAGAAGGAGAAGGAAGCAATGGAAATTCACGGATTACGATTAGGAGTTCCTCTTGATGGAAATGTCTCTTTTTTAGGAGAGGATATGTCTCCAATGCTCAAAACACTTATGGAAGATCAATATGAAAAAGAGTTATGGGTGTTTGCACGAGCAGGATCCACCTCTCCTAATTATTATATTTGTTCAAAGCTGTGGTGTGCAACCGACCAACTACCAGTATTACAATCAGAGTATGATGGAGATATGATGCGAAATGGAGCTAAAAAGAAACTGATTCCTAGTTGCCCATTTTGTGGAGAGCAGAATGTGATTGAACGAAAAGGAAATCATATATATGTAGGATATTTTGATGAAATTAAACATCCAAAACGATATATTCTTCCATGTTGCTTTAAAACTCCTGATAATGTGACACTGCCAGAGGATGCGATCCAAATTCCAAATCCTCCTCGCGGATTAGAACCTGTCTATCCTGAACCTTTTGCAATTGTGGAAGACTCCGTAAAACAAGAATTTCGATTTAAAGATTTAGGTGCGATCTTTAAAAAACTGCAAAGTTCCTCCACTTATTTTTATAAATCAAATACATCTTTAACAGAAGGAACAATTGGTGTGGTTCCAAGTCAGATTGATAGTCTTTTAGGACAGTCTGTTGATTCATATACAACTGTTATAAAAGGAAATCTACGACTTACAGCCACACCACATGCCTTTATTCGATTTGGAATTAATGGTCAGAATTTTCTTCAATTCTTATCTTATATGTTGTTTGTATGTGCAAAGATTGGTCATGGTGCAGCAGGAATTTCCGCAGTATCAATGATGACACCAACAGATTTACTCAAATGGCTCCTTGTCACAAATAGAGTCCATATGGCACGTGCATTTGAAGCTGCAAACTATGGAACATTGATTCATGAATTTCATGACCCTGCAGAACCAGATCCAGGTACGGTAGGAAGCCGTACAACTGCCTTGGATTTTCAAACCTGGATGGGAGATATGGATCTTGGTACCGCAGATCGTGCGTATGCAATTCGGTTTTTTAAAGCATGGAAACGATTTGTTGACTACTTGTCAGATTCTACAGAAATGAAAGAATTACGTATTTGGGATGGAATTCTGTCTACACCAGGATTATTTAGTAAAGAAGGGATTATACTTGCTAGAATTATTCCTATTTATAGTAAAGAAGGAGGTGTGATTCCAAAAATTGTGAATGGAGATTTACTCTGTTCACCATTTGGTATCTCTCAACGAACACGTGATAATACTCCTTGTATGATTCCTATTTATTATATGGAAGAACAATCAATTATTGAACCTTTAATTTATGTAGAGACAACTACAAATTTTGTAGGAGCCATTCATCCTTCCATATTAAGTACTTATTCGAAAGAATCTCGTGAAAAATTAAAGAATTTATATTATCAAATATTACAACCAATTGTAGGATGTGGAAGACCGGTTCCACCGATTAATGCCTGGTCACCAGATAATTCAAATCTTGTGCGTGTCGGTATTTTAATTGATTTTTTTAGACATAAAAAAGAATATATAATTAAATCAGTCTTGCGAGAACGAACAAATCGTCTTGTCGGAATAATTGTGGAAGAAGCATCCATTCCTTATTATATTCCTGTCTCAGATGATGGAACGATTGATACATCAATTCCATCTAGATATGATATAGACGCAATTCCATATCCATCTTATTCTCAAGCACTTGCATTTTTTACAAAATTAAAGAAAGATTTTCCATTTTTGAATCCTACATCCGTTGGATATATAGTAAATGATACAGGTGTAAAAATATATACACGATTATATTTATATAAACTAACACAAATTCCATATGAACCCTTTCAGGAAGGGACATATAAAGTGAGTCTTCCTTCTGAACGTGTTGGACTTTCACAACAAGAAGAAGATTCAATTCTATTACGAAAAGCAGACATAGAATCAATTAAATTAATGAATCAGATTGATATTAATCCTGAAGAATTAATGGAAGAAGCATATCAATATCTTCGACTCTCTTTTTCAAATTGGTTAATTCGCGATGGACATGATGTTGCAAAACAAATCGAATTATTACGCGCAGCAAGAAATCGTCTTCCTCTGTACGAACTTAGAAAACGTGGAGATCTTCTTCTTCATTCGCTAATCAAATCCTGGATTACACTAGAAGGAGATCATACAATCCCTCCTTTATTACGCCAAGATTGTTTATTATTGAAAGAAGGCGATTGTAAAGGAATGTGTAGTTGGTCAGAGGGGCGATGCAAGATTCATACATCTACTCCTCGTACCATTGAAGATCCAGTGGTTATTTTAACTGCTCGGTTGGTGGATGAATTGTTACGAACAAATGGACCTGCTTATGAAGTGCTTCAACGAAACAACAAACGAGTTCAACGTCTTCGCCCTCCAACAGGTCTTGTAAAGGAAGAAGATACAGATATTCTAAGTTTAGAAGGACGTGGAACAGATACAGTCTATCGCCAATTAGGAATTTTAGGAAGACACGCTACAGCCTATACACGAGGATATCGCTATCCAGAAGAGATCAGTGCAGAAGAGCTAGGTCGAACGATTGCAACTGAATCAGGACTTCCTGTTTCATGGGAAACAGCAGGATGGTCTCGCTCTGGTGAATTATTTGATATTGTTCGAAAATTACCAGATCTTCAAGATGCTATATTGCGTGAATTACTCTTTACCCCTGAAGGAGATAAAATTACATATTCAAACTTTGAACGTGAATTACAGCGTTTGCGACCATCCCATTCGAATGAACCATTTCGTTGGTCTGGCAAAGATCTAGACCATCTTTCAAAGATTCTTAATGTGAATATTATCCTTACAAAGAAAAATGTTCGTACTGGTGTCTTAGAATTTGATCATTTACTTTCTGTCTCCTCATCTCAATATATTTTATTAGATGGAGAATCTCTTCCTTTATTATACAAAGGTGTAGAACCCAAACGATTTGTTGAGTATAATGAACTGCCAGAAGATATTCAAATAAGTTTAGAAATGCTATAAAATTGATAAATTATATACTAATTATATATAGACTATATAAAATTAGTATGGAGTGTACAATTTGTCTTGAACCGTGCAATAAAAGTACGAAAAAAGATTCTGCTTGTTTATTCTGCAATAGTATTTTCTGTCGAGCATGTCTACAAGACACACTTCTCTTAGAGGAAAGCATTGATATACATTGTCCCAATTGCAAAGTAATTTGGAATCGTGAATTTATTGATACAATTTGTACAGCCGTATTTCGAAATGGTCGCTTCAAAGCACATCGAGAAAAAGTATTAGTGGATTCTGAACGTATTCGTCTTCCTACTAGTCAAGAGGATGCTATACGCTATCAAACTGCAACAAAATATATAGAAGGATATGAATCAATATATCTTACTGCAAAACACAAACTTGATAGATCCTCTCTCAGTACAAATATAGGAAGGATTGAGTATGAGTTTAAAAAAAGCAGGGATTCTTTATGGTGTGAGTCTAATACGATTCGTCGTAATCATGAATATAATCGTCATGAAGGTTATACTTGGACATCTTGTAAATCTTGTATGGAACTGTATTTACCCATAGAAATTAAATATAGAACTCTGAAAATAGATCTTCAAAAACAACTCGCAGAGGCTAGAAAGATGTATAAAGAGTCGGCAAACTACATTTCCTTTGAAAAATTAAAAGAAATATATATTTCACGTACTACAATAAAAAATAAAGAATTAATTCGTTCCTTTGGATATGAAACACCTACAGCGGAAGCACCCATTGTTGAAAAACGTGCCTTTATTAAAGCATGCCCTGTTACAGATTGTCGTGGATTTCTATCTACTCAATGGAAATGTGGAATTTGTGATATAAAGGTATGTAATAAATGCCATGATCCTATGACGATTGAACCACATCTTTGCGATGAAGAGAAGGTAGCAAGTGTTGCATTGATTGCCGCAGAAGCAAAGCCGTGCCCAAAGTGCGGTGTTATGATTTCAAAGGTCAGCGGATGTTCCCAAATGTTTTGTGTGGAGTGCAAAACTGCCTTTAGCTGGACAACAGGAAAGATTGAAACTGGAATTATTCATAATCCTCATTATTTTGAATGGAGACGGGCAGCAGGCGCAGATCCAGCTCCTATCGGTCCTGCCGGTCGTCTTATCTGCGGAATTGATCAAGGTGATATGATAGTAATCCTAAGCCGAAAAGCCATTGTTAATCCTCTCTATGATATTATATATAGTCGCTATATATCTACACAACATTATCATTATGTTTTACAGGGTCTTCAGCGTGAAATTGCACCACAACATCCGTATGCAGATATTCGACGCATATTCCGTGTTCGCTACCTTACAAAGGAAATTACAGAAGAGGAATGGAAAATTGCCTTGCAAAAACATGAAAAACAAGTTCACCTTACACAAAGTCGTGCACACCTTGTAGAAATGTTTCTTGCAGCATTTCGTGATATAATGAACACATTTGCAACCGCAAAACCTGAAGATATGATCAGTCAAATGAATGAGCTATTCCTCTTTACCATCGGACAATATGAAGCAATAAATAAACGATATAATTCAAAGGTACATATAAAATCCTATATTCCAGTGTGGAATGATGCAATGTTTACTCCTCCCAAAAAAGAGAAGAAGATCCGTAAGGCAACCACCGCAGTAATTGAAGAAGAAGATTAAACAGTAATCTTTTTTAATCGATCGGCAAAGACTGCCTCTACCTCCTCCTCTAATCGATTTAATTTCATGACGCGAAAGGAGGAATTATCAGGATGTAGGATGACTAATGCCAGTTCACTCACCTTCATATCATATTTCTTTTCCAAAACACTTGCATAAATATTTAACTGCAGTGTATAATGCCAATAATTGGTATCTGGTAGATGATCTAACGGATCCAATCCTTTTTGATATGGATTTTCAGTCTTAATCTCTTTTGCACGTTTCCAATCATAAATAGCAATCGTTCCATCTGGTTTCATGTACACCATATCAATGGATCCAGCTAAGCGAATCTCTTCATAAAACACTAACCACTCCGTGCGAAAAGGGATGTATCCACCAGGAATGCGAAACTTGGTTTCGTATTTCATAAAATAATCCCATTCAGGTCCAGGGCATGGTTCCCATTCATCTTCACTCATGTTGCCAATCGGAGACGCATTGTAATAATGTTCAATGTCTAAATGCATCCGTGTTCCCGCTTCAGAGGCGGCTTTTCCATTGGCATCCCATCCTGCTTTAATCTCTTCAGGCGTCTTGCCCCAATATTTATTTCCTTCTTTCCAATTCTTTCCGCGCATCATATTGGCAATCACCTTATCGGCATCAAAATGACCGAAAAAGGAGTGAACAAATCCGGTACAAGATATATCGTATTTGCTTCCATCAATTGTATATTTATGAGTTGGTTCATCAAAAC